ATGTGATGCTTTTTACAGAGGTAACCAATGGGATCCTGCGGATGTAGCAGTGCTCGATGATGAAGGTCGTCCTGCATTAACTATCAATACCATACTACCCACCGTTAACACTGTGCTTGGTGAGCAAAGCACTAGAAGAGCCGACATAAGTTTTAAACCTAGAGGTAATGGTAACCAAGCTATAGCAGATGTGCTTACTAGATTATATTTACAGATATCTGACAATAACAAAGTACATTGGCTCGAATCACAAGTTTTCGCAGATGGTCTGATTCAAGATAGAGGATACTTTGATGTCCGTATCGATTTTGATGACCACATTCAAGGCGAGGTGAGGGTAACTACAAAGGACCCACTAGATATCCTCATCGACCCGGACGCAAAAGAATACGATCCAAAAACTTGGAACGAGATATTCGAAACCAAATGGATGAGCATAGATCAAATAGAAGAGCAGTACGGGCAAGAAAAAGCAGACCAACTTAGAATTTCTGCAGAGTACGGCGCTAGCATGGGGCAAGATTCGGTTGAGTATGAAGAAACAAGGTATGGAGATACTTATACCGGAGTAGAATACAATCAATCTTCCACAGCCAACCCAGAAGAAAATAGATCTCTAAGATCAGTTAGAGTTATTGAAAGACAATATTACCAACTCAAAGATTGTATGTTCTATGTAGATAGAGTAACAGGGGACATGCGAACTGTGCCTACTACTTGGGGCAAACGTAAAATGCAAAAGTTTGCTGATGATTATGGCTTAGATATTTTAGAAAAGACTGTACGTAAAGTTCGTTGGACAGTGACTGCAGACTCAGTTGTCTTACATGACGATTGGTCCCCTTATGATTGTTTCACTATTGTTCCTTATTTCCCATATTGGCGAAGAGGTAGACCTTTTGGAATGGTTAGAAATTTAATCTCACCTCAAGAACAATTAAATAAAATAAGCTCACAAGAATTACATATCGTAAACACCACAGCTAATAGCGGTTGGATTGTAGAAACGGGGTCATTAAATGGTATGACCGCTGACGATTTAGAAGAACACGGTGCGGAAACTGGTTTGGTACTAGAATATAATCGTGGGTCTTCCCCTCCTGCGAAAATACCACCGAACCAGATTCCCACCGGCTTAGATAGAATTAGCCAAAAAGCTGCACTTAATATTAAACAGATTAGTGGTATCAGTGACGCTATGTTAGGTACAGATTCACCAGAGGTATCAGGTATTGCTATACAAGCAAAACAAAATAGAGGTATCTTGATGATTCAAGTACCACTAGATAACCTACAAAAAACTAGACAGTATTTGGCCGAGCACATATTACGTTTAGTACAGCAGTACTATACAGAGGAAAGACTTGTTCAAATTACCGATGAGTCTGATCCATTCAAGCCTGGCATACCTTTAGTAATAAACCAGCCTACTCCTGAAGGAGAAATAATAAATGATTTAACTCTTGGCGAGTATGATGTAGTTGTGGGAACCATGCCTACTAGGGATAACTTTGATGAGGTACAGTTTGCTGAAGCGATACAACTTAGACAAGTTGGTGTACCAATACCAGATGATTTAATTGTAGAATACTCGCATATGGCTAAAAAAGCTGAACTCGCACAAAGGATCCGTATCATGCAAGGTATGGAACCACCATCTGAAGAACAAGCAGCAATACAACAATTCCAAGCTGAAGCTGAAATTAAAAAAGTACAGCTTGAACTTGCGAAGATGGAAGCTGAAGTACAGAACTTACAATCTCAATCACAACTTAATGCAGCTAAGGCACAAGAGTCCGCAGCTGATCCACAATTAAAAGCGGCTGAGATACAAAGTAAAATGCAAATGAAGCAACAGGAACTTGCCTTACGTCAGCAGTTATCATCATTAACTAATGATATGAGGAAAGGTCAAACTGAAACCCAAGCAGCATCTAAGATTGCTGTTGAAGCTATGAAACCAAGAGGAGGTAATAACCGTGGCTAAAAAAGATAACACAACTGAAACCGAGGACCTAGTATTCGATGGAATGCCAGGAGCAGATGCAAAAACTGAAGAGGACGTAGCGCCTTTTCAAGTAGATATGAATTTTGAAGAAGAGGAAACTCAAGATGAACAAACCGAAGAGGAATCTAGCACTGAGGAAGCAACAGAAGAAGTTGCAGAGGCAGAAGAAGAAGAAGTTGCAGTTGAAGAACCAGAAGCTACAACAGAAGAAGAGCCTGCAGAAGAATTACAAACAGATGATGAGCAACCTGTGGAGCCAATGGAGGAAGCTGCAGAAGTAGAAGCTGCTCCAGAAGTCGCTGAAGTAGAGGAAGTTATAGAAGAAGAGCCAAAAGCTCCAATGGTTCCTAAATCTAGACTTGATGAAGTGCTTGCAAAGAACAAAGAAATGCAGAAAAAACTCCAAGATATTGAAAAGCAAGATGATGTTAATGAAACAGAAGCTCCCCAGTACGATTTTGTGTCTAAAGAAAAAGAATATCAAGATTTAGTACTCGAAGGACAGACTGATGCTGCTGCACAATTGAGAAATGAGATAAGAACAGCTGAAAGAGAGCAACTCATGTCCGAAATGCAAAGCAAAATGGGCCAAACAGTGCAACAAGATAGAGAACAACATGAGTTACAACAAAAAGCTAACGAAATAATGGAAGTTTTTCCTATTTTTGATGAAAAAAGTAAAACTTTTGATGAAAAACTAACGCAAGAAGTTATGGAGTTGCGTGATGCTTTTATATATCAAGGTTATGGTGCAGCTGATTCTTTAGCAAAAGCTACTGAAGTTACTTTATTGTCTAAAAAACCTGATTTGTTACAAGTTTCAGATGAACCAACGGCTGATCCTGCACCTACGTTGACGAAAGCGGTGCAAGAAAAGAAGCAAAAGGCTAATGTAAAGAAAAAAGTAGAAGCTTCTCAAGCACAACCCCCTGCTATGAAGGGCGATGGTGCTAAAGAAAGCAAAGTCGTTAACATAAACACGTTATCTGATGATGAGTTTCGTGCACTACCAGAAGAAACTTTAAGAAGATTACGTGGTGACTTTGATTAAAGAGTAGTATACTAACAAGAATTCGTACGTTGGAACGAAATCCAACACTGGTCGTTCAGTATAAAAATCGTTTTTTCGTCTACAATGACGTTAACTGTTCGAGGTCGTGCTCGTAAAACTAACGGTATCGTGCCCCAACGATAAAGGGTATACGGGATATCGCCCCAAATAGCGATTGGTTATTTTTTAATTTAATTTTATTTGGAGGGCCTAATGGCTAATACAAACTTTAGCGCGTTGACCAGCGAACAGCTTACTATCTGGTCTCGTGATTTTTGGAGAGTTGCTAGAAACATGTCCTTCATTAACCAATTTGCGGGTAGTGGACCCAACGCCATGGTTCAAGTAATAAATGAACTTACACAATCAGAAAAAGGAGCTAGAGCTGTTTTAACACTTTTAGCTGACATGACTGGTGATGGTATTGTTGGTGACAACACTCTCGAAGGTAATGAAGAAGCGTTGAGAGCATTCGACATCGTTGTACAACTAGATCAATTAAGATTTGCAAACAGACTATCTGGTAGGCTTGCTGATCAAAAATCTGTTGTCAACTTCCGTGAGCATTCAAGGGATGCACTTGCATACGCAATGGCAGACAGAATAGACCAAATCGCATTCTTAACCTTGGCTGGTATTTCTTATAACAGAAAGAACAACAATATTGGTGGTTCTTCTGCTACAAGACCAGTTTTAGGTTCAGGTGCTAATCTATCTGATCTTGCGTTTAATGGTGATGTAACTGCTCCTACTTCTAACAGACACAGAAGAGTCGATGCAACTAATGGTTTAGTTGCTGGTGATACTTCTGCTTTAGTTGCTGCTGATACTATGAAGTACAGCACAATTGTTGAGCTTAAAGCTTATGCTAAAGATCAATACATTAGAGGTATGAGAGGCAATGGTAATGAAGAGATGTTCCATCTTTTTGTTACTCCACAAGTAATGGCTGATCTGAAACTAGATTCAGACTTCTTATCTAACGTAAGAAGCGCTGGTATCAGAGGACCAAACAACGAACTATTTGCTGGATCTTCTAGCTTAATGGTTGACGGTGTCATGGTTCACGAATTCAGACACGTACCAAACACTTCTCAAGGTACTTCAGGTACTCAGAAAGGTGGATCTGGTAGTGACATTGACTTCGCTTCTTGCTTATTCTGTGGAGCTCAAGCTCTTGCTATGGCAGATATCGGTTTACCAGAAATAGTTGAAGACACTTTCGACTATGGAAACCAAAATGGTATCTCTATCGGTAAGATCATGGGTGTTAAAAAGCCTAAGTACAATTCTGACATTTCTGGTCAGGATGAAGACTTTGGTGTAGTCAGAGTAGATTGCGCATTCTAATTAAGATTGGGGTGGTCTTAGGGCCACCCCCTTCTTTTAAACAGGAGTTATAAATGGCAGAGCAAGAAATAAAAAAAATGTTAGTAAAAGCTAGTGAAGATGTTTACGTAGCTTTAACTACTGGTGATGCAGTTAGACTAGAAGCTGGAGAAACAAGAGAGTTTCCTGACTACATAGCGTATGCCTGCATACAAGCTGGGTGCACTGAAGTAAAAGAAGCACCTAAGAAAATGGAAGAACTTATCGAAGAAACTAAGGAGAAACCTAAAAAGACTACAAAAAGTAAAAAAGTAGAAGAGTGATAAATGGCAGGGACATTACAAGGGCAACATATTCTTTCGAGAGTCCAGAACATCTTACAAGATAATACAAATGTACGATGGACAGAAGGCGAACTTTTAGATTATTTGAATGATGGTCAAAGAGAAATTGTTAATCTTCGTCCTGATTCTACCGCTACTCATTCTAATGTTTCTTTATCCGCAGGAACTGAACAGTCTATCCCAACTGACGGGTTACGTTTAATTAAAGTTGTAAGAAATATGTCTGGGACAGGTACCGATGCAACTGGTGCTAGAACTATAAGACTTGTTGATTTTGAAGCTATAAATACTTTTGAACCTAGTTGGCATGATCCTACAGTAACAGGGGATGCAGCCCACGGTACACAGGTAAAACATTATATGTTTGATATAAGAGACCCACGTAAATTTTATGTTTACCCTGGAGTTTCTGGTAGTGCGTACGTAGAAGTGGTGTATTCTAAGAACCCAACTAATTTAACTGCGGGTACAGATTTAATTCAAGTAGATGATATTTTTGCAAATGCGTTAATTAATTTTGTTTTGTATAGAGCATTTTTAAAAGAATCA